TGGTAACCACTACGGTATGGGGGATGAAGGGGGGATGTAGGGGGGATGAAGGTCATTTTTGCTCCCTTCTTTGGATCCGTGTCGCCTGTTTTGAGGGTGGCCCATAAGGTGCCTGAATGATGGTTCCCAAAGCGAACAAATCGTTCATCGCTTGTTGCAATGCGGACCTGCTGAAACGCCCAGATCTGCCATCTTTTGCAAAAAGTGCCGGGGCGTAATTGGGTCCACCATTGGCGTTTACATTTCTGCTTTCGCCAGTGTACTTATCGAGCATATCCATAAATACTGCCCGTGCTTCTGAATTAGAATTAAGATCATCAGCGGGATTTCCGGCGGCATCAATTACAAATACCCCATCTTGCCAGCGCACAATGGTTTCGTCTCCCGTGCGACCGTAATTAGCTTTCTTTGTAGTCATCTTTCTAATGTCTGGATCTAATTCTTGACCGTCTTCCATAATTCTTTCAAAAAACAATCTGGACCGGACGGAGTTATTCCATGCTGTTGATCCAGATAGGCCAGAGCCGCTTGATATGCCGGTCAACGACGGGTGCGCCAACAACAAGACAGTGCATGAGTGGCGCAACGCCAGACCGCGCAGAATGCCGATAAACTGACGCGCTGTGGCGCGGTCATTCTCTTGCCCGCTGTGCAGGTCCGCCAATGTGTCTAGGACAACCAAACGGGGCCTGTGAGCCTCTATGAACTGGTCCAGTTCGGTCAACAGGTCTGTGGGCTGTAGGGTGCCTGTGCGGCTGTCTGCAATGGCAAGGAGCGCATCCTCACCCGCCAGAGACCGAGCGTGGAATTGGTCCAACGCTCCCAGCGACAGGCTGGCCGATTGCACAATATCTGCCAATCGCCGGTGCAGTTCGTCGCGCTCATCTTCTGCGGATATATAAACCACCGGCCCTTGCTTTGGCCTGTGTCCTATCCAGTCTGTTCCGGTTGATGTGGACACGGCCAATTGCAAGGCCAAGAGTGACTTACCAACGCCACCATCGCCGCCCAACATTGTTACCTGATTGTCTGGTATCAGGCCCTCAATCAACCACTGGCGCGGCGGGGGCAGTGTGTCTGCCAGATCAGAAGCCTTAAAGAACTCGCTTTGCCTGGCAACGATGCTGTGCGCGTCTGAGCGCATAGACCGGATCAGTGCGCCAAGGTCTTCGCCCTCTGCGTCGGCTGCGTCCCATTTTTCTGGGCGAGACGCAGGCACATTCAGGATGGACACAGCAAGTGCGCCCTGCCCTTCCAGATATGGCCTTAGCCGCTCTGCATAGGCTCTGCCCGCTGTGTCGTTGTCGGGCCAGATAACAACCTTGCGGCCCCTGAGCGCAGACCAGTCCGTTTTTTCTATTGGTGCGTTTGAACCGCCCATGGCCGTTGTGGCGTCAATGTTCTGCCCGATAAGGGCGTCCGCTGCTTTCTCGCCTTCTACAATGATGATTTCTGGGGCGAGCGCGATGTTCGGCAGGTTGTAGAGCGGACGTGTTTCCGGTGCCTTGTAGCTGTGGCTGGCCACGTCCCAAGGGCGGAACGTTTTCTGCGGCTCGCCATCCTTTTCCCATTCAAATCGCTCGACCTGAGCAATGATGCTGCCGCTTGTGTCAGTGTAGTTGTAGGTCTGCGTTGCCGCGCCCCATGCTTCGCCACCTTTGGGATTCTTGCGTGTTGGTGTGCGGCGCGGCGTGTTGATCGCGGCACCGGTATATTCCCCGGCGTCTTTTAGGGTTTCGCGGAAACTGGACAGCCCCCTTGCGGCCCTCCAAAGGTCGAAAATGTCTCCGCCCTCACCGGTGGCGAAGTCATGCCACAAGCCTGCCTTTGGTCCTTCAAGTTCAACAGATAAACTTTCGCCTTCCTCGCCTTCGATGCTGCCAATGTAGAACTTACGACCCTTTTTGTCGGCAAAGCCTGCCGGATAAAGGTAGCCTAAAACGCTTTCCAAGCGCGCCGTAAGGGATGAAAAGACTTCATCCCGGCTGTACCGGACTTGATCAGCCCAATCGGGCGCTGGCGCGCCTTCTGATGCCTGCTTTGGTGCTGTATTAAGGTCGAACCAGTTCACTGCCAGCAGGCCCCCTTGTAGGGACAAAAGCGGCACACAAAGGCGATTTCCTCTGCGGCGGCGCGGGGCAGTGTTTCGCCATGATCGCAAGCTGTCAGAATGTTTGCCGCTTTATCGATGCTGGTCTGCGCCAACTCCTGATTGAACGGCACAAGTTCCAGATGAATATCCATCGTGTCTGCGTTTAGCGCGGTGAAAAAAGCGGGTGCCTCGGCAAGCTGCATATATGCCTGATACGTGGCAAGCTGTGCCGCGTATTTCGGATACGCTTTTGCCACGCCATGGCGAACAAGCTGGTTGTACCCTTTTGCGCCGAGAACCTTGTTTTCCCAGAGCGCCGGGTATTTGAAGCCATCAGGGCCAGACAGAATTACACCGTCGATATGGCCCTTAAAGCGCCCGCCGCAATCCTCAAAGCCAAACTGACCACCGCTGGCCTTTTCCGTTTTCAGATCAAATCCGGCGTCTCTGATCCACCCTACCATCCATTCCTCGCCCTCGTGGCCACGATGGAAAATCCGGCGGGTGCGCGGCTGAAAGTCTGTGCCTTCATCCTTGGGCGCGCTTTGGTATTCGTATTGCAATCGCCGTAGGCACGGCTCACCAATTGCAGACCCGCCAAGGTATTCCCGGCGTGTCTCTTGCTTAGCGCGCTCATCAATGGCGCGGTCAATCAGATCAACAAAGCGATCTGACTTTGTGCTGTGGCTGTTGAAATCCAGGACCATCAGAAAGGAATCTCGTCGTCTAGGTCAGATTTAAGTTGCTCTTTCAGGCTTTCTTGCACTGCGTCATGCGCGGTGCGGATTAGCCCGCAAATGTCGTCTTTGGTGAAATCGTTGAAGGCCTCAATCTTGCCAATGGATTGCAGATATTCGGCAACTGATTGTCGAGCATCCAAGATAGATTTGATTTTTTCGTCGCTGCTTGGCTTGGTAATCACGGCTTGACTCCTTATTGACGGGTAGCAACCGCACGAAGTGTGCGGATCATCTGGAAGGCCAAGCCAAGGCTTGGCCCCCAGGTTCACATCACAGATGCCGCATCTGAAATCGGGTCGCTTTGGCAAGTTTCAGTCGCCCTTTGCAGTGTCCATCCGACGATTGCGCATTGCGCAAGCCGCCGCAGATCATCCCTATTCAAAGAACCAATTGGTCGAGTATGGTTCCAGTCGTTCAGTGTGCCATCGATCATCGTTTGAACCGCGCGGTCGAGGCACCTGGCATCTGCTTCGTCAGCAGGGGAAAGGGTGCGCTTTGGTGCACCCTTTTTCCTTACGTTGCCCATGCCGGTTGACCAGATGTGGCTTGCCCGCTGGGCTGGTGTGCCGGAGATGTGTCAACAGGCGCAGTGTTATTCATCAATGCCGCGTAGTCCTTGTGGGTTACGGGAATGACATTGTTGATCTTGTTTTTGTCACCGTATTCGCTGCCTTCTTCGGCCTTCTCAACGTCGATCTGCACGACAAATTCCAGCCCATCCAAGTCGGCAAAGCCGCCTATCTGGCGCGCCTTCATCGCTTGCTCGCTGGCGTCAGAAGGCTTGATGCCCCGTGCGCTTTCCAGCGCCGCGCGAATGAAGCTGCGGCCCATGGCTTCCCATTTCGGCCCCTTGGCGCTGTGCAGGCCAATCAGAGACCACACCTTGCGCTTGTTGTACTTGCCGCCCATGACGGTAAATTCAGCGTCAAGGTATATCGCACCCGTGTTGTCGCTGCGCGTGGCATACCCGCCAGTCCAGCCCTTGGCCGGATCGTCATAGCCGCCGGGGCGCAGCTTCATGTGTACCTTTGCAAGTGTTTTATGCGGAATTACATCACCGCCCGTTTGTTCGTCTGCGTCCGAAAAGTTCATCCAGGACATAGCTTTTGCTCCTTATGCTGCGTCTGATTCAGGGATTGCTGTAGTGAGAATGTCTTTCCGCTCACCGCCGGAAATCTTGGCAAACAGCTTGCCAAGATGTGGTTCTTCGATCTGGTCAAGACGTCCGCTGCGGTCTTTTGCAGGGTATGTCCAAACGTTTGGAGAGGTGCAGATTAGGCCGCGATATTGAGTGCCATCTTCGGTCTGCAATTCTTGGTATGTGACAACCTGATCAACGATGCCGGGCAACTCGCGCCCGACTTTTGATCCTTCGATTTGCGCGGTCCAAGTGGTGCGACCATAGTCGTCCTCTTTTTTGTCGAGGATGCCGACGAAAACAATTGCTTTGTCGCGGGCGTGCTGTAGCTGCGAAAGCCATGCCAACATTTCGCGACCGTGCAGACCATATGCCCCGCGCGTATCGGGCTTGCCGGTCTTTTCGCTGAATGCGTCTGGCTGGCCCTGAGACCATTGGAAACAAAGCCGACCGGCAACTGTGATGCTGTCGATAAAAACCGTTTCATACTTATCAAAGCTGGCCGCTGCGCCGTCCGCATTAACGTGGTCAAAATGCGCTTGGCTGTAAGGCTGTTCGGCCCGCAACGCCGGGTTTGGTCCCGCGATCAATGACGCGAGAGTGCGGCAATCATCCCAAGTGCGGGGTTGGATCGTGTCACCGGGCCATCCTTCCACTGCCAGATCACCAGCTTCCAGATCGAAAAACAGCGTCGTATCTGGATTAAGGGTTTTGAGAAGTGTCGTTTTGCCGATGCCAGACGGCCCAAGGATGACGGCCTTGATGCCGCCCTTCCTTTCCATCCGTTCGCTTGCCGTAATGATTTTCATAGCGTTTTGCTCCTTTGCTACTTGCTCCATTTGTTGCTTGGCCTGTGAAGGCGGGGCGCAACCGGCGGAGCAGCCGTAGGGGTTTCAGGCCCTAACCCCGCCCTCTATTTCTGAGGGTGCAAGCGCCTCCACGAAAATGACGGTCTGCGCCTTTGGTCCCCACATTTTCCGCACGTATTGCTCTGCAACCTGGCTATCGTCGGCAAAGGCAATCCGGTTCATTCCGTCCAGAATGGCCTTTATGATGTTGTCACCGTCGGGCTTTTGCGTGTGGTGGCGATTGATGTGTTCTGCCGTTTTTTTCTTCGACCACGACTTTGCAGGCTCGAATGTCGCGTACACCGTGACCCTAACCGGCCCCTCCATAGGCTGGTCAAAACGCTGCGCGGCGATTGAAGCGACGGTGCGCTCAAAAGAGACAGTTTCTTTCGGCGTGTACGCGCGGCCCTGTCGTGTCATGCGAGGACGCTGCTTTGCGAAAGGCTTGCCGGGAATTGTGATTGTAATCACCAGTAATGCCCTCCAACGCCGTTTTCGCTGTGCGCTTCGTCCTCGCGTCTGACGCGGTTTGTAATGGTGCCGACCTGCCGACCGGTCAGACCATAGCGGCGACCGGCTTCTGTGGTCGTGATGCCCATGCAGCGCAGCCGGATCAGATCCAGCGCGCGTTCGTCGTCTTCGCGGGTGGCGGGTGCAAATTTCATTTCCGCTCCAATTCATCAAATGTGTGAGCAAGGCGGCGCAGGGTCGTTCCCATCCCCGGTTCGATAAACCCGGTGAACAGCGCCTTGGCCCCGTCTTCGGGGTTGCCGGGAAACAAGCCAAACGTGCGGTTAACCACGTCAATGCGAATTGTGATGTGGTCCAGAACGAACGTGTTAAAGCGATTGCCGCCGTTGTTGTGGATTTTGTTCTTGGCTTGCAGGGTCATTCACTCACTCCGGTAAAAGCCCGCAGCGCGTTGGGGGAGCGCTGCGGGGAGTTGCCCGCGCGGACAGGACGGTAAGTGCGCGGGTGGGAGGAAGGGTCCCGGCTTCGGCCGCACCGCCGGGAGGGTGCTCCTTGCGCAGACAGGATTGCGCTGACCTATGGCGGGGGAGGCCCGCCAATTCGAAATAGTTAACGCTCGCCCTTGAAATGGTTAACGCGGGTGCAAACGTTTTATGCAGGCAAGAAACTCCGAGCATCAGGACGCCTCCGAAGAAGGCGCAGATGAAGGAGACCATGAATTGAAATCTACAGCGCCATCCGTGCTTTCTTGTATTTTGAGCATCATCTTGCGCCCCGGCTTTCGGTGTCCCGAAAGGAGCTGGCTAAGATACGAGGGGCTTGTGCCGAGCTTCTCGGCAAAGTCCTTTTTGCGGCGTGTCGCGAGATATTCAGCAAGTGTCATGCCAACACTCTTAGCAGATAGCTAAATATTATGCAACAGGAATTTAGCCATTTGCAAATCGAAAAGCGGTTTAGTGGGTGCTATAGTTCGCCCATGTCACTTACGATTAACATCAAGAAGTTGCGAGAAGACCAAGGCCTCAACCAGCGAGAGCTGGCGGAGATGGTGGGTATATCAAATGTTCATGTGTCTCAAATTGAGCGCGGCATCAAAAACCTGAACAACCACCTGATAGAGCGGTTCGCAAAAGCACTAAATGTGCCACCCGAAGTGATTATTACAGATTCAGATAGTTCTTTTTTTCATTTTGAGAATATGATGCGCCGTCTTTCTCCTGATGATGTGGAGCGCGTAAGGGTGTTTGCCGAGGCGCTTCTGAAGTCTCAGAAAGAAACTGCCCGAACAGAATAACTTTCTGCTTCCCTTCATCAGACAGCTCTTTGAACGCCTCAAAGAGCGCTTGAGCAGCGCCGTTTTCCATTTGTAAAAACACTCCTATTGATGATTGTTACATTACTGGCGTCTGACACAAAACACAACGAGTTGCCACAAGTTGGCCCGATGTGACGCTAATTTGTGGCAAGCGAATATTAGCTTATCGAAAATATATTTAGCTATTAGATAACTTTTTCTTTGACTGTGATTTAGCTATCTGCTAATCTCCTCTCAACAAACGAGAGGACACCCCATGCAAGACGCGCAAAAGAAAACACCCGAAGGCTGGCACCGACACGCAAACGGCGGCGGGTTAGTTGAAGACACAGCCAAGGTATATCAAGACGCATACGTTGGCCGCAATGCGCGGGTCTCCGGCCGTGCGGAAGTCTACGGCGATGCGCGGGTCTCCGGCCGTGCGGAGGTCTACGGCGATGCGCGGGTCTACGGCCGTGCGCTGGTCTCCGGCGTTCCTAAGGTCCTAACGGGCTTCCCGCATATCGTCACAATTACCGACCATCACATCCGCGCTGGCTGCGAACAGCATCCGCCCAGCGTTTGGCGTGAGCGCGGCGCAGCAATCATCAAGGCAGATGGATACGACAGCAAGACGGCAAAAGCATGGGCGCAAATTATCAATCTTATAGCAGAGCAGCACGGCTGCACAGATATGGAGGCATCGAAATGACCCACTTCACCGCATCCCCCGACCAACCGCCCGAATACCACAGCGAATTGTGGCGTGAGGCGTTTCTTGCGCCCAACGTCCCGGCTCCTGCCTTCATTGATTACGTGAGTGACCTGCCCGACGACACAACGCCGGTCCCAGATGGTCACCCTGTTATCGTGTGGGGGTTGGTGTGATGGACTTCATCGACACCACCGCCACTATAGATGGTCCTTTTGGTTGCCTTGACGACTGCCCCGCCGTGTTCAACGCCTCCACGGGCTATGAATACGATGACTGGCAGACTGGCGCGGTTAAGGGCTGGTACTGCCTCAGCGCCGAACTCTACAGCCTCAACGTTGGCGGTAGCAATCTGGACCGCGATGAAGCCGTGAAGGCGTTCGGCCGTGCGGAGATTGAGCGGATTGAAACGCTGATGCCCGACATTATCGCGCGCGAGTTAAACGAAGGTAAGATTTGTCTGGGAGTGGCTGCGGAATGACCTTCCGCCACCCACCCGCGCGCCGCAAGACATGGGGCCAGCGCTTTGACGACTTGGCCTTTTTCTACGCATTCCCCGCCTGCATCGCTATCGGCGTTGCTGTGCTGTGCTGGCAGATATGGAGAATGATGTGAGCGGGATAGTACACTTCTTTGCCTTGCTGATTATAGCCATTGGCAATCGGCTGCACGAAGAACGAAACCGACGCCGCTCAGTAAGCGCATACGTCAAGAGAATGAAGAAGCAGGGGCATATCCACATTAGCTTTGATTGCGACGGCTACCGCGTTGAGTTCACTAAGGGCGGCTTCACGAAGCACGGAAAGCAGATTGAGCTGCCCGATTTCCTCAAAAAGGCTCGCAATCCCCACGAATAACGACCGAGCCGCACGGCCTGCGGCGTCAGAGCGTGGAGGTGCACGGAGTGTAGAGAAAACGGAACGTTACAAAAATGCGTCAGCGGGGACACACATCATGGGGTCCCCGCACATAGACAAAGGAGATGACGATGAAAAGCGATGTTGTTGATTTAAGCGTTGTTCTGCTTCGGCAAACAGAGCGCGCAATTCTCGTCAATGAGACTGAGGACAATAGCGCGCAATCCGTTTGGTTGCCCAAGTCAAAAGTTGAGTTTGACGATGTAACTCTAGGCACCATCACAACAGTAACGCTACCGGAATGGTTGGCGACCGAAAAGGGGCTGATTTAATGACCCTACACTCCCGCTCCAACAGCACCGACATAGCGCAGCACGTCTACGCCTCAAAGCGCGACCGCCTGCCCGACCTTGAACCGCCAGAGACGTTTCACGACGAGATTGAGGGCGGTCTGCGCATTGTCACATACGTCTGTTTTGCCGCAACCGTTGTCATTATCGGGTCGGAGCTGCTGGCATTCGGGAGGCTGTGGTGATGAGCATATCAAAACGAGGATGGATAGGTGTAGATTTAGACGGAACACTTGCCCACTACGATGGGTGGGTAAGTCCAGATCACATAGGTGAGCCAATCGCTCCCATGGCTGAACGCGTCAAAGGCTGGCTGGCACAGGGCATTGAAGTTCGTATCGTCACAGCCCGCGCTTGGCGCGCAGATGAAGAAGAAATATCAAACATCCAAGATTGGCTCGAAAAGCATATCGGTCAAAGGCTGGTTGTTACCTGCCAAAAAGATTACGGCATGACCCAGCTCTGGGATGACCGCGCGGTATCTGTTGTTCCAAACGAGGGCATTGCCGCTACCGAAGCGCTTGAAGCGCAGGCTAAAGAGCAGGCTTTGGAAATTCTTTCGGCTCTAGGGCAGGCTGGGGATGCACATGAAGCGCAGTTAAAGGCAGAGGCGCAGCTTGCGACAGCGCGGGCGGATGCGCTGCGGGAGGCTCTACAGGCTATTGCGAATTTGCCGTCACCTATTTGCCTCAGCATTTTTGAGGGCCATGAACAAGCCTATCGTGCAATCGAAGCGCTATTCGCCACACCACCTGCCATTTTCGTAAGCCCGGTGAAAGAGGCGGCGCTGTGCGATTTGGAAATAAAGGTCTTGGAGTCAGTCGGCGGGTTTGGCGAGCCTCTGGACTGGGGGGGCTTGGGTCGCTGCCTGCTTGGAGAGCCTTCATAGCCAGGGCTACATCACAAACGTACTTCACGGGGCGCTAACGTCAAAAGGCCGCGCCGCCCTCCGCGCACTAGCCGGGGAGGGAGAGAGCGATGAGTGACGCGCCCCGCTACGGCAAAGCCAAGATATCAACCGTCATGCGCGACCTGAACGCCCTGCGTAAAGCGATCCGCGCGCACGATCCAGAGGCAACAGAAGCCGCTTGGGAAAAGGTCGAACGCTGGGTGGATATCATCCCGGCGGTTGCGGCGAAATATGGAGAGAGCAGATGACACGCGTCGCCAAGCGAGACCACATATCCATCCGTCTTATGAGAGAGGCAAAACAGTGGGGGTACAGCGAATTTATGTATTTGTGCGCGGTTTGCGACAGAGAGGTTCGGGATAATTGGGTCCGCCACAAGCGAGACGCCCACCAGTGGCCCATGTGCCGTTCATGTGAGTGGACATGGGGCGCATATGTTTCCGGTAGCACAGGAAAAGACAAGCGTATTATCGCGCAACTTCGGGCCGTGGCTGACAAGCTCCACAGTCTGGCCGCGCAAGGACAACACAGGAGTAGGTAGATTGAACGGTCGAGATTACGAAACGTCCCCCGTTGCGGACGCCCTTGGGCTGACCCAGACAATACTTGGACTCGCTAACGATATTCAGGAATTGAGGAATGGCAAAATAAGTCCTCAAGATGCCATGGCAAGAGCAACGCTCGCGAAGCAAATGTTCAATGGTGTTCGCCTATATATCCAAGCGTCAAAATTCCTCGAAGCCAGCGCGCCGCCAGTGCGTGACAATGGTGTTATTGAGGCACCGTCCAATGACTGACCTCTGCACAATAGGGGCTGCGATATGAGCGAACCTATGCTGATCGAAATAGACGAGGCTGCGGAACAGCTTGGCGTTCCAAAGGCCAGCTTGCGCACCGCCGCTGAGGAAAATGGTTTCATCGTGCGCATGGGCCGCGCTATCCGTTTGGAGCGTGAAAGACTTGGGGAGTTGATTCAGAAATGCCGCGACCAGCCAAACCAATCCGAATTGTCCTCTGGAAACACACCCCCAACTGGCAGATCCTCGACGGCAAAAGGTCCATCAGCACGGGCTGCAAATGCCGCGTCGAAGCTGAAAAAGTCCTCGCCCAATACATCGCGCAAAGAGGCCGCGAAGGTCTTGCCCATGAGCCGGAACAAATAACCGTGGCTGAGGTGCTGACCATATACGCAGAGGAACACGCGCCAACCGTGGCCGATCCCGCGCGCATTGGTTACGCGATAGAAGCGCTGCTGCCGTTCTGGGGGGAGATGAAGCTATCCAGCGTCAAGGGCGAGACGTGCCGCCGGTACGCAAAGTATCGGGGTAAAGCGCCAGGCACCGTGCGCCGCGAGTTGGGCGCGCTGCAATCGGCAATCAATTACTGTCATGTTGAGGGTCATATCACCGCCGCGCCCAAGGTGCGCCTGCCTGAAAAGCCCGCCAGCAAAGAGCGCTGGCTGACACGTAAAGAGGCAGCACACCTACTCAGGGCCGCGCACAGGCGGTCTCCGCACCTCGCGCGGTTCATATTGATTGCGCTCTATACCGGCACCCGCAAAGACGCGGTGCTGCGCATGGGTTACGAGCCGAACACCGTGGGCGGCTGGTTTGATCTGGAACGCGGCATCATGTACCGCCGCGCCACCAATGAACGCGAGACCGGCAAGCGTCGGACCCCGGCCCGGATACCCCGGCAGATGGCAGCACACTTGCGCCGCTGGCGTCATGATGGGTGGATGTGGCCGGTTCACTGGCGCGGCGACCGGATCGCGCGCATTGACCGGGCCTTTCGAGCCTTGACCGTCGATTGTGGATTGCCTGACGTGACACCGCACACGCTAAAACACACGGCGATTACGTGGGCGCTGCAAGGCGGGGCATCAATCTGGGATGCTGCCGGGTTCTTTGCCACGTCGCCAGAGACGATTGAGAAAACATACGGGCATCATTCGCCCGAGTTTCAACAGTCCGCGTTGCGGGCGATAGAGGGGAAGTAGCTATGGCGAGCGTGGAATTAGAAGGCATGCGAGATGTCTGGATTGTCTGGAAAAATACTGACGACACAGAAGGGCGCGGTACGGAGTACATTTCTCATACATGCGAATTGGAGGCCACCGCCAAAAGGATCAGTAAGGGCAAGTACGTCATGGGCAGCGACTGCCCCATTGAGAAAGTGAAATCTTTCAAAATCAACGGGCGATGGCACCAACAGTCGCCCATTGTGCCCGCATCCGCTGACGACAGAAACGCGCAGGCGCGAATAAATGCTGAAAGAGGCGTGAAGGGGCGGGCAGAGGCGGCGCTAAAAGAGGCCGAAAAGCTCGGCCTTTCAGCCGAGAGCATTGCTGCTTTAAGGCGCGTAATATGAGCCGTTATCTGTAAGTAAGCCCTAAGATTCTAAGAGAGTACGAAAGGAATTTAAGAAAGATGCCTTATTTTACTGGTCGGAGTGAGAGGATTCGAACCTCCGACCCCTGCCTCCCGAAGGCTATTCGGGTCCAACGTTTCGTTGATTTTACACGCTTTTCGCCGCGTTTCGACCCGTTTGAAACCGCCCGAAATGCGCTGAAATCGCTAATATTAGTGAAAACTCAGGAAGGATAAATGATGGAGTGGATCAAGTATCATACCATGCTGCGCTGGCTTGAAAAGGAACGCAGAGACGGGCCGCAGATTGCGCTGACCTCGGCTAAGATCACGAAGGCAAGGCATTATGAAAAGTTGTCTCTTATGCAGTCGAAGGTCGAGGCAATGAGGCTATCACTATGACCCGCCCCAGCGCAGGGGATTTTGAATCCTCCGGGGGTCTAACGAAATCAACAGCTTGGCGATTTCTGGACCCTGAGACATATCAGAAACATACAGTGAAAGAGGGTTTAGGTCATGGCTGAAAATAGTGGAATAGAATGGACGCACCACACGTTCAATCCTTGGATCGGTTGCACCAAAGTAAGCGCCGCCTGTGATTTTTGCTATGCAGAGGCGTGGGACAAGAGGGGCCTGCAAGGAGGTCCGACAAGATGGGGGCCACACGCTGAAAGAACCCGAACCAAGACATGGGGCAACCCGGTCCGGTGGCAAAAGAAAGCGGTGACAGAGGGCGTTCGCTATCGTGTGTTCTGCGCATCGCTTGCTGACGTGTTTGACAATCACAAAAGCATCCTGCCCTCCTGGCGGCGCGAACTGTGGGCGCTGATTAAGTCATGCCCGGATCTAGACTTTTTGATGCTCACCAAGCGCCCCCAGAACATCATGAGGTTTCTGCCGGATGATTGGGGGAATGGCTATTCAAATGTCTGGCTAGGAGCGACCGTAGAGAATCAGAAAGCCGCCGATAGGCTGGATGCCTTGGCGAATGTACCCGCCGTGGTTCGGTTTCTGTCGATGGAGCCTTTGCTTGGGCCGGTCGATCTCTCACATCATATTGACCGCCTTCATTGGGTAATTACTGGCGGCGAAAATGGGCGAAACTATCGCCCTGTTGATCCTAATTGGTTCCGCTCCCTGCGCGATCAGTGCGCGACGGCAAATGTTCCGTTTCTCTTTAAGCAATGGGAAGGGGAAAGCCAGAAGGTGATCAAAGCCAAAGGGCGAGAACTAGATGGTGTTGTTCATGACGGTTACCCGACACCTCAAAAACATACAGTGAAAGAGGATCTGGCCGATCTGAGGGGTGGCGCATAATGGTAGTTCTACCAAATGGCATCAAAGTCGTCGTGGTCCACCCGCCCCGACCCGTGGCGCGAACATGGCGGGAGCGACTGTTTTCGCGTCCATGGAGCCCACTCACGTCCTATCGAGTCGTAGAGCATCCGATGTGGGGAATAATGAACGAAAGCGAATGCTATCGGGTCGGCAACACTCTTTATGTCAGCGAACAGCAATTCTCTGAGCTAAAGCGGATGACGTCAGGCGCTGATCTGAGGGGTGGCGCGTGATGCCAATCCCCGAGGGCAGGAAGCCTCTAACTGACGCCGACCTTGCCGCGCTGACCCGCCGCCTGTGCGATACAGCGATTGACTGGAAGGCGCGGTGCGAGGCACTGGAAGCGGAGTTGCGCGCCGTGACCGCAGAGCGTTACAGGGCGCAGAAAGACTTGGAGCGTGTTTGTAGACGGATGAAAACGCCAACGATAGAGAGGAAGTAACGATGCTACCAAATGACACCGATGGGCCGACATACAGGCTTAAAAAAGAACGCGATTCATCAGCGATCACGCTTATTGCCCGCGATGATGAAAGCGGCGAAATCCTTGAGGAGTTTCGATTCGACAACATTCAAGACGCACACGATGTTGCCAATGCAATCATGGATGTCGCGCTTGATCCTCCGGCCTTTGTGGGATGGGATGTTTCGCTGCACGGCTGAAACGACAAAAGCCCCCGACGCATGAAGCGCCGGGGAAGTAGATGATCCTGGGACAGATCAATGCGGCTGAACCCCGCCGCGTAGGATTACGGCTCAGGCCGCAATAGGAGAATGAGATGAGCAACATAGACGCATATCGTCGCGAACAATCCCGCCAAACCCACTTGCTGAGAAAAGCGCTGGATCAAGCTGTCGCGGATACGATGAAGACATTTAACGCTCCGATAGTCAACGCGCTCGCTGGGGCGTTGGTAGCAGTGCAGGCCGATATGCTTGCTTCTATTCCCACCCGCGAGCGAAAGACTCTAGAAAAAACCATGGCCAACGCCCTTAAAAAGTCACTCAAGACCGCAAAGCCGATGGCCCGCACAGAGACTGTTCAGGTTGGTGGAAAGACCCACTGAAAAGGATGGAATCCACCAAACAGCACACCGCCGCCGGGATGGTTTAGCTTGGTCCGGTCACGTCGCTGAACGAACCTGTTCCGGCTTCCACCAAGTTGCCACCTGATCCGTTATTGGTCGCAAAGCTGGCCGCTGCATTCGTCAACAGCAAGTGAGGCGACCCAAGGCCATCCAGATCAACTGGACCCCCTGATGCATCTATGAAGTCCCGCCGGTTGGATACGACACTCAGATCGCGATAAACCTTGTCCATGAAGAACTCAGAAATGTCACCTTTGTATCTATTGTCGCCGCCAACGTCTGAGAACACTCCTATCGCGTCACAGTTTTCAACGTTATCGTTCACGGTTGACGGAGTGATGCCCCACGAAGAAATCAGCGTATCGTTCAAGGCAAGCTGCAAGCTGCCCGCCGCCAGATCCCAAGAAATCAAAACGTGTGTCCAGAGGTCGTCTCCCAAGGCCCCGCCATTTGCCAAGAATTCACCAATCTTTGTGCCGGAACTGTTCCAAAGCCTGAATAGCAAATTCCCCGTCGAACCAGAGCGCAACAGCACACGCTCTTGATTTGATGCGCTCCGCATTTGCAGCGGGTTGCCCGCCTGCCGCGCATCTTTCAACCAAACCGAAATTGTGCCGGTCTTGCCCATAGTCCCCGGACTGTAGGTGCCGTTTGCCTGCATATAGCGTGTGCCGCCGTTGCTGATGCCATTCGGCGTGAACACAGCCCCCGCTTCCTGCGAAACGCTGGTGATGGTGGCGAAAGGCCCATAGGTCCATGACCCGGAATTGAGGCCATGCACCGGCAAGCCCGGTCCTTTAACGTTTGTCACGCCGGTCTCGTACAGTTCGCCTTCAATGATTTCCGTCTCAAGGGCGGCGCTGAATGTGCCGTTGGGGTTTTCCTCCAAGCGACCTTGCTTGCGCACCTGCAAGCTGGTGTTTGTCGCCCATGTGCCGCTGTCCTTTGTGATCAAGACGTTGGACCCATCGACCGTTGCGGTGAACGGGTGCGTCCCATTATTGCGGTCTGACCAAGATGAGCCACCATCCTGGCTGACTTCGAAGCCTGTGACCTCACTGCCTTCTGTGCCCAACGTCCCGCCGTTTTCCAGCGTAACCGGCACGGTGATGACATTGCCTGTGCTGTTACGCTCGGCTGTTCCGGCCAAATAGGACTTGGTAAAGCTGGTGCCACCCACGGCCTCAACGTGACCAAGCGCCATGCGATAGCCGCCGTATATGTTGCCGTTTGCGCCCGCTGCAATATCAGCATGGGGTCCGGTGCCATCCGTCTCGTAGTCAGCCAGCGGCCAGCCCAAAGTAAGCGGCATCTTGGGCGAACCATTGAAGTAATCGACCTTCGACCCGGCATGACCAATATCTCCACCTGCACTTGCGTGACGCGATGCAAGCTGAATAACCGCCTTGAATCCGGGCAACAGTTCTTCGTTCAAGCCGTGGTCTGCTACAGCTCCTGTTGTGTGATCTTCGATACCAAAAAGAGTTTCAATATCTGTGTCACCATCAAGCGGAGAAGCGTTAGACGTATCCCACCATTCGATTACAGATGTGAAGTCCTTGCCATACTTGCTGGTTTTGTCCGTCAGGTCAGAGAAATCCCGGCCCGCGTCACTATCATCCAAGAAATCAACAATGCTGGTGCCATTCTTCGTTTCCATCACAATCTGTATCGGAGCGGTAACGCCAAGCGCGCGGGCTTGTTCAACGAATGCACGAGGGCCATCCGCCACGGTGTCGTCAATCATTGTGATATATTCAGCAATCGACGCACTGTCGTTCCAACCGTAGATGCTGGCTGTGTTTTCATAAGCGCTCGTCATTGTAAGGCCCGTAGCCGCGTTTCCGGTTGACCAGATACGCGCCTGAGATTGGCCGATAACCATGATCTTGTGGCCCACGCCGACACGTTCAGTGGGTGTGCTGGTGACTCCGGTATCGCGCAAACTGCGGACCTCGAAATTGTACCAGTCCGTTCCGACCGGAAGAACAATCGACCCCTCGAAGGTGCCATTGTCGATCCAACCCAGATGTGTCCAGTCCTGCACAACGCTGCTATCGCCATCCTCAACCACGCGCACCTCTACCGGCGTTTTGTCACCACCTGTAGCAACGCCCGCAATCTTGACGGCCTGCTGCGTCAGATCATCCACAACACCAATCACCTGCCCGTCCAGTAGATCATCGTTGCCCGAAACCGTGGCAGACGGGTGCGCAATGTGCTGGATTGTCAAGACTGTCGGTGCAGATGCTTCATACTCACTAACCGCCAAACCAAGCGCCGCGCGCTCTGTCTGACTGTCAAAAATAGGGGCAAGCGAATAGCTGGACGTTGAGTTCTGCCAGTTTTCCACAGGAGTTGGGTAATCGTTATCCGAGGCTGGCTCATCCGCTGCGTGTGCCCGCTCAACGTAACTCCACACAGCGCGCATGTCCTCATGCAGATACCCCATGCCAGCCACACCAGCCACCGCCCCTGCGATAGCCTGCAAGCCGCGATATTCATTTCCTGCGCTAGGCGTGTAACGCTCTGGAGAGGACGAATTACCAGACGGCCCGAAGGCGCTGCGCTCTGTCCAATCTACCGCGCCATCATACACGCTGACGGGCGGCGCTTCAAACCATACAACATCGCTTGAAGCAAACGCCACATCAGGCTGCGCATTGATCGCCACGTCATTCGTGGCAGCGCTGGCGAGTTGCTTTGTCGCTGTCACTGTTGCAACGTGAATACCGCCGAAGGCGCCCTTACGCATGACACGAGATCCGACCGGAATTTCGGTCTGGTTGTTGTTGACCTGAGACGCCGCCGGAATGCGCACGAAATTGCCGCCGGGTTGCGCTGGCAGCGTTTGTTCGTACCAGAGAATAGGCCGCGCCGTGCTGGTGTGCTGCGACAGGTCCGACGCGATAAGCGTGTTGGTGACATTGAAATATTGATCCCAGTTGCCGCCGCCGCTGTCGCCAAAGAACGTGGCCACATCCGCCTCGCGCCCACACGCCACAAGCGCAACGATGGTCGGGAACTGCGAAAACTGGTTATGCCCGCCGTCCGGTCCAACCTCAGAGCCCGCGTCCATCAGCGGGAAGCCCCATTCCACACCCAAGCCAACCAGCTTTTTCAGAATCTCGGTTTTCTGGCTTTCGGTCCACGTGTCATAATGCAGCCCAACCGCAATCACGGACATAAGCTGCGAGATATAGCGCCCATATTGCTGTGTGCTGATCGTGGCCCCGTGAAAGCCTGCGGGCATCATCCGCTCATAACCGCTGCCAGCGCTGGTCGCGTTGTTATACGCATACATCGGAGCCTGCTTGTTCAATTGCGCCATGACCTCGGTATGGCTTGGCAATGTCAGGCTGATTGCAGACGCATCGCGGTTCTGAAATTTCCCCAGCAACGTTGTCCAGTTGACGGTGTACTTTTCGGGATAAGTTGCCCCCGAAAACTGAACCGTTGGCGCAAGCACATCATCCGATCCGGGCGCAGAGGATACGCAATGCAACACTTGATATTCGCTTGCAAAGGGTTCCCGGCTGTCCGAATAGCTGCCGACCGACGCCGGAACCGCTTTCACCAGCCTGTCACCCGCTGTCATGGCCACGCTGCCGGTCTCATTCTTGGCTGCGTCATAATTGCCCGCGTTGACCCGCTCATCAAAACCTTGCGCCTGCGAACTTGACCCGGTACGCGCCGGGTTTTTCATCACCCCGCCCGCCACGTCACCGCCATCTGAGACCTGCGCCGGTGTCGGTTGCGCCAGTGTTTCCGAACCGTCTGCCTTAACGATGTAAGCACGTCCTGTCGCGTCCGTGCCGGTTGCGAGCGGATTGATCCAGGACCATTCAACGCTGCCCGTGGTCAAAGACGTGTCGCCGGATACCACAGAAGTAATGGTGATACCAAACGCTGTGTCGTCAAAGCCGCCGCTATTGGTGCCGCGCACGATGATATTGACCTGCGCCGCAACCGTTGTCGGAGTGCCGGTGATCTGTCCATTGCTGGCAAGGCTGAGACCCGTAGGCAGTGCTGCCGACGAAGGCGCAAGCGCATAGGTGATGCCAGAGCCGGTGAAGTCGCTGGACACGTCTAGCGTCGTAATTGCGCTGTCCTCGGTATAGGACTGGTCTGCAATGCCGCCATCTGCCGATGGAGCCGCATAGGTAACCGCCACCGCATCCGATGTATCGCTGTCGCTGCCAATAACGTTTGTTGCGGATTTAGTGCAGGAGATGTTCTCGCCTTCGTCCGCCTCAACAAGCGTGTATGTGGCACTGGTGGCTCCGCTGATCGCCACGCCGCCCCGAAGCCATTGGAAGGTTACTGTAGGCGTCGGATTGCCCGTCACAGCGCCGCCTGTGAGGCTGAGCGTCTGCCCGACTGTCGTGGTGCCGGAGATTGCCAGATCCGCCGCTACCGCAGCGCTGGTGAGCGTGTCGGCTGTAACCGTGTTGGACGCAGCGGGCACCGCGCCGCCGGAATTTGTATAGGTCACGATTGCCCGAATATCTGCGCCGCTGTCGTCAACCGTGAGCGTGTAGGTGTTCGACGTTGCGCCGGATATGTCCACGCCATCGCGCTGCCACTGATAGCTGAACGCGCCACCCGTCGCGCCGGTCCATGTGCCGTTGGAAACGCTGAGCGTGTCATCATAGCCCT